AGGTGGCAGCACCGGTTACACTCTCGATGCTGAAACAGGATCGTTCTCTGTCTCTGGCCAAGGCGTAAGCCTCAAAGCAGACAGGAAGCTAAGCGCCGGCCATGGCAGCTTTGCTCTTTCCGGGCAGGGCGTCGATCTATTCGTAAAAACGCCATCACCGCCTAGGCTCAACGCCTGGGGGCGATCATGGGGCAATAGCTGGGGCAACAGCTGGGGCCTCAACGTCATCCCCAGCTACACGCTCAACGCTGAGCATGGCACCTTCGCCCTTTCAGGGCAGGGCGTATCTCTTGAATACGGCCGACGCCTCGACGTTGGCCACGGGTCATTCGCCCTCACCGGGCAAGACGCGAACTTCCGCCGCTTCCGTCTCGCGGCAGAACACGCAACCTTTACCCTGCAGGGCCAGGACGTCCATTTTCTCAGGACGCACCGCCTCGAAGCAGATTTCGGCAGCTTCACCTTCAATGGGCAAGCGGTCGATCTCCACAAAGGATCACGGCTCGCTGCCCAGCACGGCAGCTTCCTGCTGCAAGGGCAAGACGTCGCCCTCAACCTGCGCCGCCTCAATGCAGAGCACGGGAGCTTCTCCCTCAGCGGCCAGAGTGTCAGTCTCGAATATGGACGGCGCCTTGCCGCTGAACCCGGAATATTCTCGCTTGCAGGCCAAGCCGTTTCACTTCGGCAGGGCCACAGGCTACCGGCAGAACACGGCGCCTTCGTCCTCAATGGCCAGGATGTCGAGCTAAAGCAGGGCTACGGCCTTGCCATCGGCGCCGGCATCTTCACGTTAGACGGGCAACCGGCACACCTGGGCCGCCTCTATCGCATGGCCGCCGAGCCGGGCGTGTTCACGCTTACGGGCATGGCTGTGAGATTCGCGCGGACCACTCGAGGTCTCGTCGCTCGAATAAGCGGGCGACAGTCTTCCCGAACGGCTTTGGGCGGAGCGCCAGCGAATACCGCGTCATTGGGTGGGACGCTAAGGGACGCGGCGTTCTCAGGAGGACCGAAGAGTATAGGCGGCGTGCAGGGCGGCGCGAGGATCAGGGGACACTAGATGCTCAAGAACGGCCGCACCTATCCCGGCAACCCCATGCAGATTTCAGTAGCGCTGGCCGATGACGCCGGGAACCCGATAGACCCCGAAACGGTCACCTTCGCGCTGATGAGCCCTTGTGGCAGCAAGACGCTGCTCACCTACGGCCATGATGGAGAAATCGCCCGCTCATCGGCCGGCGTCTACACCGCCGACATCGTGCCCGACAAAGCCGGCCGTTGGAACTTCCGTTGGGAGACGATCGGACCGCAGTTCGCAAAGGAGGACAGCTTCATCGTCCTCACGTCTCTGTTCGCCACCGATTGCTATAGGGACTATGTGTGATGCTTGACCCCGTAAGGGAAATGTTCGTCCAGGAATTTCACGCCACCGGAAATGCCTCAGAAGCCTTTCGTAGGGCTAAGCCTGCCGCGCGCAACTGGAAGGACACGACAGTTCACCCGAGGGCATCGAAGATGCTGGCTGAAGACAAGGTCCAGGCAAGGTTGCACGAGCTACAGGCCGCGTCGGCCGAAAAGCACGAGATCACGATCGACACCCTGACGCAGATGCTCAAGGAAGACCGCAAGTTGGCGCGCGGCGAGAAGCAGAGCGCCGCAGCGGTGTCGGCCGTCATGGGCCTCGCCAAGCTGCATGGTCTCATCGTCGACAAGAACGAGCACACCGGAAAGAACGGTGAGACGCTGGTGCCCGTGCTCAACGTCACGATCGGCGCGCCGAAGTAGGATGCAATTCCAGATGGCCCCGAGCCGATAAAAATGATTTTGCGCGATGTCGCAAAGATCGCCTGAAATCAACCTCACCCTGCACCCAAAGCAGGGGATCGCACTCGATACCGAAGCCAACGAGGTGCTGTACGGCGGTGCCGCCGGCGGGGGCAAGTCTCACCTGATGCGCGTTGCCGCGGTTTTGTGGTGCGCTTCAATCCCTGGATTGCAGGTCTATCTGTTCCGGCGCATCCGGGATGACCTGATCAAGAACCACATGGAAGGGCCGAAGGGCTTCCGCGCCATGCTGGCTCCGTGGGTGCTGTGCGGGTTCGTCCGCATCGTAGACGACGAGATCAGGTTCTGGAACGGGTCGAAGATTTACCTGTGCCACTGCAAGGACGCCAAGGACGTCTACAAGTACCAGGGCGCCGAAATCCATGTGTTGCTTATCGATGAGCTGACGCACTTCACCGAGGACATGTACCGCTTCCTGCGCAACCGCCTGCGCATGGTTGGCCTCTCGGATAAGATACCGGCGCACTGGCAGGGACGTTTCCCCCGCATTCTCGCAGGCGCCAACCCGGGGAACATAGGGCACCTGTTCGTCAAGCGCACGTTCGTCGACGGCTACGACACATACGAACCCAAGCGCATGCCCGCTGAAGAGGGTGGCATGCTGCGGCAGTTCATCCCCGCATTGCTCGAGGACAACCCCTCGATGGCTTCGGATGACCCGCTGTATGAGAATCGCCTCGCTGGCCTCGGCTCTGAAGCCCTCGTGAGAGCCATGCGCTACGGCGACTGGGATGTGATCGAGGGCGCGTTCTTCGACTGCTGGGACCCGGCACGCCACATCGTGCGGCCATTCCCCGTCGGAATGGGGTGGACGCGCTTCCGCTCCATGGACTGGGGATCAGCCAAACCGTTCTCCGTTGGCTGGTGGGCCGTGGTGCCTGATGCGATGACCGTAGAGAACAGGAATGGCCAGCCCATCACCCTGCCGCGTGGCTGCCTCGTGCGCTACCGGGAATGGTATGGCGCCAAGAAGCCCGACGTAGGCCTCAAGCTGAAGAACGAAGCCATCGGCGCCGGCATCGTCGAGCGGGAGGTCGCGGACGGCAAGATCGATTACGGCGTGCTCGATACGGCCTGTTTTGCCAACAACGGCGGGCCCTCGATCGAGGAACAGATCAGGTTGGGCATGGGCAAGGCAATGCCTTTCCGCACCGCCGACAAGACACGCATTGCCGATGTCGGTGCTGCAACCGGTTGGGGAGGTGTTCGCTCTCGTCTCATGGGAGACGACGATGGCAACCCGATGATCGTGTGCTTCTCGACCTGTCACGACAGCATTCGGACCATCCCGGCGCTGCAGCACGACGCCAACAAGCCGGAAGACATCGACACGGACGGCGAGGACCACGCGGCCGACGAGTGGCGCTATGCCTGCGCCTCACGTCCATGGGTACGCAAGACGCAAGCCCCGGCTCCGCGCCGGCCGAGCGACTACAAACCAGCAAGAGACGAGGGGGACAGTTGGCGATGACGATGGGACGCTATGCTCGCTGACGCCGCCCAGTCGGTAGATAAGACCGGCCTGCAGGCGACGGTCGCTGCGCCCCAGGGGCAGGCTACGGAGGCCGATGTTCGCCGCTACTGGCGCTATCTGCGCGGTTTCGAGACCGCCAAGAAGCCAGAGCTGGACGAAGGCGCCACGCATTCGAAGTACTACCACGACAAGCAATGGACCGACGCAGAGAAGCGCAAGCTCAAGAAGCGCAATCAGCCTGAGGTCGTCGACAACCTCATCAAGCGCAAGGTCGACTTCCTCGTCGGCGTCGAGCAGCGCATGCGCCGCGACCCGCAGGCCTATCCGCGCACGCCCAAGCATGAGCAGGACGCGGATGTCGCTACGTCCGGCATCCGTTTCGTATGCGATCAGGAGCGGTGGGAGAGCCTATCCTCCGAAGGTATGCATCACGGTCTCGTGCAGGGTAAGGCAGCCTGCTGGATCGGCATCAAGCCGGGGCCTAACGGCAACGACGTCGCCCTGGAGATCGTTGACCCGGGTCGGTTCTTTTATGATCCGCGCTCGCTGAAACCGGACTTTTCCGACGCCCGCTTCATGGGCGTGCAGGTCTGGATGGACATCGACGAAGTCAAGGAGATGCACCCCGACCAGGCCGAGGACATCGACAAGCTAGCCGACGGCTCCGCAAGCCCGTCGAGTCGCATCTCTATCCCGGCCGACTTCGACCAGGAGCTGCAATGGACCGACCTTGATGCCCGCCGCGTGCGCATTGTCGAGATCTACGAAAAGCGCCTGCAGCCGCCCGCGATGAAGGCGGTCTGGTACTTCTGCAAGTTCTCTGGCGAAGTCGTGCTGCAGTCGATGGTCTCCCCCTACCAGAACGAGTTCGGGGAGCCGGCCTGCCCCTATGAGGCCTGGAGCCCGTACATCGACGAGACGGGCACCCGCTATGGCATCATCCGCACCATGCAGACGATGCAGGACGAGGTGAACCACCGCCGTTCGCGCGCCCTGCACGAGCTGAATAACCGGCAGACGTTTTCCAATTCGCCGGGAGCTGTGGATGACGTGGATGCGCTCAAGGCCGAGGTCAACAAGCCCGATGGCCACCTCGATTTCAAGGCTGGCGAGTGGGGCAAGACGGTCGGCATCGTCGACCGCTCCAACCAGCTCAAGGGGCAGCTGGAAATGCTCCAGCAGTCCATCCAGCGCATGGAGAACTATGGGCCTAACCCCGGCCTCATCGGGCAGGGTGGCGGCATCGCCGACCAGTCGGGGCGGGCCATCCTCGCGCAGCGCGACAGCGGCATGACCGAGCTTTCCCCGGTGTTCGAGCGTCAGCGCAATTGGAAGCTGCGGGTTTATCGGGCCATCTGGGCGCGCATCAAGCAGGCCTGGACGGCGGAGCGGTGGATCGCTCTCACCGATGAGGAAAGCGACGTAGAGCATCTGCCCATCAACCAGTACCAGATGGTGCAGGACCCGATGACCGGCGAACAGCGCATCGAGGCGACCAACGTCATCGCCGAGATCGATGTCGACATCATCCTCGATGAGGGCCCTGACACGGTCGTCATGCAGGAAGAGCTGATGCAGACGCTCTCGCAGCTCGGAAACACCCCGCCGCAACTGTGGAAGGTCTTCATCGAGCTTTCCCAGGTCAACCGCAAAGACCAGTTGATCAAGATGATCGACGAGGCCATGGCGCCCCCCCCCGAGCAGGCGCAAATGGCCGCCAAGATGGCCAAGCTCGAGGAATTGCTGCAGTCGGCCCTGGTCGACGAGAAGATCGCCGGTGTTGAATCGAAGCGCGCCGATACCATCGCCAAGCTGCTGACCGCCTTCACGCCGCAGGCGCCGCAGACACACGAGGACAAGCTGACCGGGCAAGTGACGCAATTGCCCGCAGGGCCACCGCCAGACATCAACGCCGCCCTGCAGGCCATGCAGGCGTTCCCGCTGACGTATCCGAACCCGACCATCGGGCAGCAGGACCAGATGGACGCTATGCAGCCGGCGCCGCAGCAGCCCATGGATGGCGGAGAGATGCAGGACGCTCCATCCGAAGGTATGCCGCCCGCGCCCGGAAACGCCATGATGCCACAGCCTGGCATGTTGCCGGCTCCGGGCCAGGCGATGCCAGGCGGAATACCTATCTGACCGCGTCGCGGTCGACATCGATTTAGTAGCCGTGCGTCTCGCGCGGGCAGCGCGTCATCTGCCCATCGCATCGCCGAAGCGTATTCGGCGTTCCTCGTGACCAGCAACGATATTGCGGAGAGTGACCCATGACGACTGACCAGTCGGCATCAATGGATGCTGCGCTTGACGATGTGTTCTCACCAGGACGCGACAGAGGCGGCAAATCCGCGCCGCTTGAGACCAACACCCCGGCCGAGCCTGCTGCAACGCCTACACCCGCAGCCGAAGCAACGCCGACGGCGCAAGTCTCTCCCGAGGCCGTCGACCCCAACACTGGCCGCATGGTCCCACTCACCGAGCTCACCTCCGAGCGCAAGAAGCTCAAAGGCGAGCGCGATGAAGAGCGGCGACTGCGCATGGAAGCCGAGGCGCGAGCCAAGGTCTACCAGGAGCAGGTCGAAGCGGCCCGTCGTCAGCCGCCGCCGCAGGCACCCCAGCGTCAACAGGTTCAGATCCCCGATCCTGTCACCGATCCCGATAGTTATGCCCGTTACGTGCACCACTCGGCACAGTCCGCCGTCTTCGAAGAGCGGCTGAATGCGTCCGAGGACCGTGCCCGTGACAAGTACGGCGACGCCGCCGTGGAGGAAGCCATGCAGGCCGCAACGGCCCATGGGCTCATCCAGCAAGGCGCCTTCATCCAAGCCAACCCGCGGCACCCCTACGGGGCGCTGATGGATTGGTATCGCCGGGAGAAGGTGCTTTCGACCGTCGGCGAGGATCCGGAAGAGTACCGCAAGAAGATCGAGGAAGAGGTTCGCACCAAGCTTCTCGCAGAACTGAAGGCGGGCAACGTGACAACGACGGCAGGGGTGCCGCAACAGTTCCCCGGAACGCTCGCTTCGGCAACGCAGCAGGGCGCGACGGGGCAGATCACCAAAAACCTAGAGGCTGCAACCCAGGACGTGTTCGCATCCGACCGCAAGGTTCGAGGGCGACGTAGGTAGTGCGTGCTGCGGCCTCGTGAATCATCCCTGACACGAGGAAAAACAAATGGCTCAGACAAGCGTTCTCGCCGGTCTCGACCTCACCAAATGGTCGCCGAAGTTCCTGACCGAGTACATCCGGAAGTCCGGTTTCGAGCCCTACATGGGCACGTCCGAAGACGACATCATCCATGTCAAGATGGACCTGCAGACATCCGGATTCACGATCCGCATTCCGCTGGTCGGCCGGTTGCAGGGGCAGGGCGTGTCGGGCAACAGCCCGCTGTCCGGCAACGAAGAGCAGCTTGACCAATACTACCAGGACATCGCCTGGGACTTCTATCGGCACGCCATGACGGTCTCCAAGTACGATCAGGAGAAGTCGGCTGTCGATCTGGTCGGCCAGTTCCGGCCCTCGCTGCGCAATTGGGCGGCTGAGAAGCACAAGTACCAGATCATCGATTGCCTGCACACCGTTTCGAGCGGGCAGCGGTTCTCCTTGGCGGATGCCAGCGCCCGCAATGCGTTCTCTGCCAATAACAAGGATCGCATTCTCTTCGGCAAGACGCAGGCGAACTGGTCCGGCACGCATGCTTCGGGGCTGACGGCGCTCGACAACACCGACGACAAGCTGACGACCGAGGTCGCCTCGCTCGCCCGCTTCATGGCCCGCACTGCAAACCCGCACATCCGGCCCTACAAGACCGAGGACGGACGCGAGTACTACGTGATGTTCTGCCATCCACTGGCCTTCCGCGATCTCAAGCGGGACCCGGTGATGGTCCAGGCCAACCGCGATGCGCGCCCGCGTGATGTGGACTCGAACCCGCTCTTCCAGGACGGCGATCTCATCTACGACGGCATCATCTTCCGCGAGATCCCGGAGTTCTATCAGCCGCGGACAGGGGACACTGCATCGGCGCCGAACCCGGAGACGACCTTCACCAACGGTGCGATCCAGTGTGGTGCCAACTTCCTGTGTGGCGCGCAGGCACTTGGCAAGGTGATGAAGCAGGCTCCAATCCCGACTGTGAAGTCGGAAGACGACTACGGCTTCATCAAGGGCATCGGTATCGAGATGGCGCACAACTACTCGAAGCTGCGCTGGAACAATGCCGGCACGCCCAACAATGCTGGGACGGTGAAAGACGTCGGCATTGTCACCGTCTACACCGCCGCTGTGGCCTAATGGGAGGACTGAACAATGCCAGCTTACGAAACGGAACTCTCGCGCAGCTACGGCAAAGTGGTCGGCGCAGGCGTTGCGCGCAGCATCATCGCCATTCCGGCGATCGTCGCGTTCTCCACGGACATGCTCGACAACGCCAACGATGACGTGGGCCTCTTCTCGGTGCCAAAGGGATTCGTTGTCACGGGCATAACGGCGTCCGCCACCGATATGGACACGGGCTCAGCGGCCCTGGTCATCGATATCGGCGACGCGGCTGTCGAGGATCGGCTCCTTGCCGCCTCTATCATCGGCCAGGCGGGAACCCTCAGCACGGCATTGGCGCCGGCGGGGCACCTCTACAAGTACACGACGCAGACGCAGATCCGCGCGTACGTCAAAACGGCAGCGGCAACTGCGGCCGCCGGAACGTTGAAAGTCGTTCTCGAGGGCTTCATCGACGAAGGCTTCGACACGACGCCGCTGGTCGCTACGACCCCGGCCTAACGTGACAGAAGCGGCGGGGCTGCTATTGGTCCCGCCGCCTCTTTTGCCCAAAGGAGCACCCATGAAATTCCGTTACACCGGCAGCGATCCGCTCCCCGAGTTCTTCGGCTTCGATTGGCAGGCCGGATCCTCTCATGACGTTACCGATGAGCACGCCATCAAGAAGCTCTCGAATTCTGTGTTGTTCGAAAGGGCCGATGTCACTTCCAGAGCAGAAAAACCCGCAAAGGTCGGCAAGCTCAAACTGGAGGCCGCTGAATAATGGCGACCCGCACCTCGTCCGAGCTCTGTGCGGCGGTGATGGAGGATTTGGCCCTCATCAACGCGGACTATGGCGAGACGCCATCGGCCGCCGACGAGGCGATGATCAAGCGCCGGTATCAGAACATGTTCGCCGAGATGCAGGACGAGGACATCGTCTATTGGGAGGCCGACAAAATCCCCTACGAGGCTTTCGAGGCGCTCGTCACGCTCATGGCCATGATCGTCGGGCCGGCGTTCGGAAAGCCCAAGATCGCCGAAGGCGAGGATTTCAACCTAGTGCTCGATGGCGCCAAGCGGCGGCTGCGCCGCCGCGTGGTGAAGCCCGTATCCGGCAAGCCCGTCGCCGCGGATGACGGTTACTTCTGATGCCACTCGCTCCCATCTCCCTCGGCCGCCGCTCCAATCCTTCCAAGTATGCCAAGCAGGCCGGCAACGCCCGGCATATCAATTGCTTTGCGGAGGAATTGGGTGAGGAAGGCAAGACGCAGTGGGTCATCACCGGATGCGCCGGGCTATCTCCCTTCGGTGAGGAAATCGGCACCGGCGGCATCCGCGACATGCTCGATGTGGATGGGTTCTTGTACTCCGTCGCCGGCGCGCAGCTCGTCAAATCAGATGCTAGCGGCAACGCCCAGGTGATCGGGCCTATCCCCACATCAGGCCCCGTCTACATGCGCCGCAACCGGGCTGTGCCGGCGCAGATCGGCATCGTCTCCGACGGCTATTACGCCGTCTCGCAGGGCGATGTGCTGACGACGGTGGAGGATGACGACTTGCCGCCGCCAAACGCCTTCGCCTACCTCGATGGCTACGGCATCCTTCCGGGGCCGAATGGCCGCTACATGATCACCGCCATTGACGATTTCACGGCCATAGACGGCCTGGACGAGGGCACGGCCGAAAGCGACCCCGATCCAATCGTCATGGCGCACGAACTTGGCCGCGAAGTCTATCTCTTCGGCACCAAGACCATCGAGGCGCACCAGAACACGGGCGACGCCGATTTCCCCTTTACCCGGTCGCAGACCATCGATGCCGGGTGTGCTTCCGGCCCATGCGTCACCACCGCCGACACCCAGCAAGGCCGTGTGCTGATCTTCGTCGCCTTCGACCACACCGTCAGAATGCTGGCGGGCTATGAAACCCAGGTCATCTCCACGGGAGAGATCGAAGACAAGCTGCGCCGGCTTGCCGAAGCGGGGCGCATCAACGAATTGCGGGCCACATCATGGTCCTGGGGCGGGAGGTCGTTCTATTCCCTTTCCTGCGCCGACTGGACGCGGTGCTACGACACCAAGACGGGGGCGTGGCATGAGCGCAAGAGCTTCGGCTCTGACCGCTGGCGCATCGGGCGGGTGGCGCAGTTCGCCGGCAAGCTCATCGCAGCGGACGCCTATTCCGGCCGCCTCTACCGCATGCAGGAGGAATACTACGACGAGGCGGGTGACCCGCTGGTGATGTCGATCATCACGCCCCCTGTCCACGCATTCCCCTACGGCGGCATCCTCAACGCGCTGCACATCGATGCGGTTTCGGGCGTGGGGGAGAACTCATCCCTTGCCCACCTGAAAGACCCCAAGATGCTCGTCTACCTGTCGAAGGACAGCGGCGAGACGTGGAGCGCGCCGAGAGAGGTTCCATTGCACAAGCAGGGTGAGACGGCCCGGCGCATTCAGCCCCTCACACGGCTGGGAAGGTTCGGGCCCAAGGGCGTGGTGATCCGTTTCGACATCCCTGTTGCGGTGAAGAAGGTGATCATGAGTGCGAGCGTTGACGTGGAGACGCTCGCCGCATGAGCATGCTCACACTGTCACTGTCTAGGCTTCACGCGCTTCTGTCATATGATCCGGAAACCGGCTTCTTTTTCTGGAAGGTCTCTAGAGGGCGTTTGGCGAAAGCTGGACAACGTGCAGGTTCGCCAAACGCTGATGGCTACATCAACATTAAGATTGATGGACGGCTATATCGCGCCTCCAGGCTAGCTTGGGCAATGCATTACGGTTGCTGGCCAGAGAAGGAAATCGACCACATCGATGGTAATCGATCGAGAGATGCGATTACCAATCTACGCCAAGCTACGCATGCCGAAAACGGCCGCAACCGGCGCAGGCCTGCTCATAACACGAGCGGCGCTACCGGCGTTCACTTCAAGAAGGCAACTAAGCGCTGGTTTGCGATGATCACAGTGGACGGTGAACTGAAGCATCTCGGGTACTTCAGTTCCAAAAAGGAAGCGATGGGCGCTAGGCACGCGGCGGTTGGTGTCTACTACGGCGAATTTGGCAGGTACGATTAGTCCATGGCAGAGACAGAGTTCCTTCAATCCGTCGCGATCGTCGATCCCAAGACGGGGATGCCGACCAAGACGGCGCTGCAAAAGCTCAACGGTATCCTACGCGGGGCTTTCGGAGCGCAGGGCGGACTGCCGGGCAAGGCAGGGCGGACGCAGAAGACCGGCGGCCACTGGCTGGTTATAGAGGTGGATAACAGAGCCTATGAGTTGATCCTCAAGGCCTCTTCCGCGTTCACCATTACCGAGACGACGACGAAATCCAGCACGGGCACGTGCACGGCCACCTTCAGGATCAACGGCGTGGCCATCGGCGGCAGCCCCAACAGCGTCTCGACATCGGAGCAGAGCCAGAGCCATTCGAGCGCGAATGAGGTGGCCGAAGGCGACACGGTCGATTGCGTGGTGACCAGCAATTCCGGTTGCGAGAATCTTTCCATCAGCATCGCCGGAACTGAGGCTCTAGACCCGTGAGGCTCGGGACCGGGATCATCGGTGGAGCGCGAATACCGCTTCTCGTCCACGTGCATAGCCAGACGAACTTCGCGGGCGGATCTGGCGCATCGAGCTATACGCAGTCCGGATGCAATTTCGGTTCCGCTGACGCAAGCCGCCGCCTGTTCCTCGTCATCGCACCATTGATGTTCGTGTCGAGCGGCGGACCTAAGAACGTCACCATCGGAGGCGTCGCGGCTACACTGCACGTGCAATCGAACTGGGCTTCGGGATCGACCCAGCAATACGCGGCCATCTTCTCGGCGGCGGTTCCGGCAGGGGCCAACGGCACCGTGTTCATGAGTTCTGGCAACGGCACCAACCTCGGCAACGTCTCGTTCGCGCTTTATGCGAGCTATTATCAGAAGAACGCGGCTGCCTTTGGCACTGCCTCGAATGCGTCGGTTGGTACGGGGGCGGCCAACATCAGCCTCAACGTGCCTGCGAGCGGCTTCGTGCTGGCCTGCCATGCACAGTCCAACACCCTCGTTTGCACTACGACGATGAGTGCCGGGCAGGCACTCGTCCGCGATCTCCACGACCAAGCCCCGAACACGCAGGGCGCCTGGTACTCGGGCTCCAAGCTCATCGCGCAAAGCCCGATGTCGTTGACCGCGAGCTACACCAACACAGGCGGGCCGTTCCGTGACGCTGCCGTGGCCGCCAGCTTTCGATAAAATAAGGACTCCGCACCATGGGTTTGCTCGGAAGCTTCCTCGGCAAAGACCAGCAGAAAGACCTGCAACGCGCGAAGCAGCAGTCCGACGCTGCGCTTCAGCAGGGCTATGACTCTGCGTATGGCGACTATACTTCCGCGGGCGAC